AGCAACCACAGACAGAACATACCAACAACAACAATGAACCCAATCATACTGAACCTACTATAACTAAGCGGAAGAACAATATTTCAGACGAAGAACGCCAACGCCGATCTGACCGTATGCGTGCTTTAGCACAAAAACGTAACGAGATGCTCCAGAAACAAAAAGCTGAAAGATTAGCAGTCGCTCAAACCCCACAACCTACACCGGAACCCGCACCAGAACCCGCTCCTGCACCTGCACCAGAACCGAAAAAAAAGGCAGAAAAAAAACCCACAAAAAAGGTGGTGAAAAAGGTAAAGCAAGTCATTGTTCAATCCTCTAGCGATTCCGATGACTACGCCGACACGGACTCGGAAGCGTCCGAAGAAGAAGAGGAAGTTATCTACGTCGCACAGACGAAAAAGTCGAGAGGAAAGATGACTAAAGACAAACCTGTCCCGGTTAGACAACCTATGCAAACGCCTGTACCAGAACCCCCTCAAATCAAAATCAGATTCATTTAAACATCCGATTCAGTTCTATCTTATTGTCTTCAATGCTACGGTGTTCGCCCCACAGAATATAATAGGAAAACAGTGCTGGGCTCGGAACCATATTCCGAATCAGTTTCGCCTCGACTTCATTTCCCATATGTCTCTTCCTATACGCCTCTCGAGTCTCTGCACTAGCGCCATCCACATACGTTTTACCAAACCGCAATGCACTCTTAAATCCAAAGTCAAATGACTTCTCCGTACCGTCCTCATACCTAAACTGAACTCGCAATCGCTTTGTCTTTAGTGGAGATGGTTTCACACTTAGAATCATATTTTATCTATACGGAGAATATAATATGATTACACAACTTCCCCCTGTCGACCCAGAAGAACTTTCTAACCTCTACGCTATGTTAGAATACATCAACTTCCCTAAAGAAAAATACGAGAACAGAAAAGGGTTCGGCGACAACTCTCGTTGTATGGTATTCGGTATTCGCCGTGCTAGACGTACACAAGAAATAGGGTTATCCGCTGCTACATTGAAACATCCATACGTCTGGGATGAACTGCAGAGAATCGGACGCCTCTTAAATTTCCCATTCACCTCTATCCATCTAAACAAGAATGTAGTCTGTGACTGGCACACTGATAAGGGTAACATCGGAAACACAGTCATACTTTCACTCGGCGACTACGAAGGTTGTAACTTACAACTGAAAAATTTAGGCGAGTTCAACACCAATTGCAGTCCCATCTTATTCGACGGCAAACTCATCGAACACCGTACCACACCTCTCCAATCAGGTACTAAATATTCCATCGTATTCTACACACACGTGTGTGCATTATTTTCTCCTAATACTTAAATGTACTTCGAGAATTTCTGTACCTACTGCAAAACACCCATAATGGGAGGTTCTATCCGAAAGCGTGTCCAATCCACCCGATTCTACTCCATAACACACTGCTTTCACTACCACCCTATCTGCTACGATTTAGCACACAAACCAGACGGGTACAAAAGCGTCCATTCCAGTTCTATCCAAAAATGAGTTTATTTAGCAAAAAATGTCTTTTTATATTATAAAATGGTTAATTATCACAAATCGAAAATCTACCGTATCGTCTGTCATACCACAGGGCAAGTCTACATCGGCAGTTGCACCACTACATTATCGGCACGCCTGTCAGTGCACAAGCAACAACTAAAGAACGGCAGATGTTGTTCCAGTTACGAAGTACTCAAGAACGAAAACTTCGAGATATTCCTAGTCGAGGACTTCCCCTGCGAGAGGAGAGAACAACTCACCGCAAGAGAAAGATACCACATCGAAAATACCCGCAACTGTGTCAATATCAACGTCCCTGGTAGGGGCAAAAAAGAGTGGTACAGAGATAACAGCGAGAGGTTGATTGCTAAACAAATACAATGGAACAACGAACACAAAGAGCAACTCGCCGTGTACCAGCAAAAATACAGACAAAAACTACTCGACGCTATCGCCATTACCGAAAGACAGATGGAAGAAAAAGAATCTGCAGAAGATACAGAAGAAGTACTTTTCGAAGAAATATACCCTGAGCAAAATATATAAAATAATACTATAAATGGATTCTTTTATTGCATTATTTAGCAGAAATCGACGAAATATGTCGGAATCAACTCTAACCTCTCATCTTAAAAATTTGCAATTTATCCACGATAAGAGAAGCATTGCATTCCCATTCATACCTGACTTCTTTCGACAAGAGCAAGAGGTACTGGAAATATTATCCGAATTACCCCACAACAAACAGCAGTCTTGTCTCCGATCCCTCATTCTTCTCCTACCTGATGTTCATACTTACAAGGACATCAGATTCATTGGACACAAACACCCTAAGATTCAATTCACAGACATTGAGAGGTTATTCAACGATGAGTATGAGTATGTTCTCCCCTTTATCAACTACGATGGTAAAATTAGTGAGACTGATTACAATAGATTGACTAGACTTCTCGCTGTCGCTTTAATCGGCGGAATATTTATGCATCCCGTTGAACCTTCCATCCTCTCATCTATCAAGATATGGAACTTCGAACCAAATGATAACTACTTTGATGGTAACATTATCTGCATCAACGGACAGATTCACTTCATACCAGACACTCTTAAACAACTTATGCTAACCGTCAAGACAAACAACCCATTCGACTATTTATTTATGTATAAGACAGAGAGGATGAAAACGTTTTCCCATATTGTCACTTCATATTTCGGTAATGGCATTGGAGTCAAACAACTCAGATTGGCATACATCCAGAGTCAGTGTGGATGAAATTTACATTCTTACCGAGATCTCCCCTGACGATGGATCGAGCATAAACATCACGTCCATCTTAGCGATAAAGTAGTAGGTAACAGCATTGCTGGAACCGTTTAGAATCTGGTTCTGGAGATAAGTCTGACCAGAGTTCAAGTTGGAACCGTCCATTATTCCTCCCTTAGACACCCGTTCTAATGAGTAAAACCACATAAATTGCGAGAGGTACAAAACAGATGATGAACTACCAGCATCAGTGTATACACGGTCAGCATCAGTTGGAAGAGCAGTTCCAGATGCAAGGTACACAAAGTATCTGGATGGAACTAACCCTGACTTCCACTCATAAGTGTTAAAGTTTCCTAACGCCTGTTGCGTCTGCATAAATAACTGCGAAGGATTGTAGAGAGGATTAATAGGATTACTCGGATACAGTTGTCCGTTGATATTCCACGATAGTGCAGTTGATTGTGGTGCTTTGCTATCAAATTGTTGATTGATGCACCCTCCAGTGGTTAACGTGGAAGTTTCGCTAACACGAAGACCTAGAGTGCGTACCGATGATCCCTTAATACCAGTCAAGATGGATGTGGCACCAGCAACACCAGCAGCGACACTGGTACTACTGACACGCCAAGTCAAACCATTGTAGTATTGCATTCCAGTCTTTCCGAGCAATCTCATACCTTCCGCCCCAACGTCGACGTATTGGCAAGACAATTGGATGTTATCCATCGTCGATACGAAAGTTGCAGCAGTGGTTGCAGTACCAGTGACAAATGTGATAGGTTGGATTTGAGCAGTCTGCAGAGTCAATTGGAGGCGGTTGGTTTGTCCAATGTTGAACATCTTGGATGCACCCTTTCCTAAAAGTGCAGATACCAATGGAATAGAGTATGAGTAGTATACCTTTGCAGCAGCAGACAATGTTGCTCCGTTGATACCGGCAAGAGCGTGTCCTGCAGTGATGTTTTGCGAGTTAGATGACTCTGGTTCATAGGCAAACCCAAATGCACCTGCTAAAACATCACGCTGGGCAACATCAATCTCAGTCGCAACAATGGTGTCATTAATCAAACCAAATTGGTTAATATCTTCTAATATGGCACCAGATTGAGATGTGATAAACATACGATCAAACCACGCCATAGCGTGAGAACGAAGACGAGCACTAGTGATAACAGCAGCACTCGCGCCTGCTGGAACCTCATAAGCAACTCGGAAGTTTAAAAGTGTAAAACGAGGATCTAGATGGACTCCCTTTCCACCACTGCAAGGCAAATCAAAAATGATGTTGGTACTGGTTCCGTTCAATTGCAAGGTGGATGATGCAGTGAGTGTCTGTGTCGTGCTAACAACTGACGACAAATTGGAAGGCACAACACGGACGTTGTAACTGTTCACTCCTGCTGGTAGTTGATAATCGATATCATTCGACAACTCTTTTGGAAGACCTACGGTTCCTGACATTCTATATTCTACCCAAAGATTTAAATTTTTTTGTTTTCTCTTTTTCCCTAGTCTTCTTCTATAAACACATCCTTAGGTATCAACAACCTCTCATTCTTTTTCGCCGTTTCAACTAATGCGCTAAACCTCAACGGACGCTTGATACTCTTCCTATGTATGTTAAACTGCAGTACAAAATAAGACGCCTGTCCATTAAAGTCTATCTCCTGATTGTTATCATTCGTTATCGTCACAGTGATTCCATTATTCGATATACTTCTCACTAGATACTCCGTGTTCGTGTTCTCATACACAATCTGACTATTCAATCGTGCATTGTTCGGCACACTCGCTATCACATCACACGCCGCCACTGCACTATTCATCCCTAAATTCAACCCCTGCGATAACACATTGCAATGGATGATGTACCGGTTTATCGGCAAAAAATCAACAGTCAATGGACAAGTCACACTCGCCGATGTGGTGAGAAGAGTACCCACAAAACCTATATTATAGTCACACGTCGTCCCGCTGGCGAATCCCCACGTACCACCACCCCCATACGAGAATGTGTACTTGTTCGTCACACTTGAAAAACTAATACTGACTGTACTCGGTAACACACTCACTAAATACGCCGTGAACGTAGTCACATTGTAATTCCCATTCGGAACCGTGTATGTCGTTGGAACACCCCCTACAGTGAACACAATTCTGTTATTTCCACTATAGAATATGTAATTGCTGTTACACAACACTGCATAAGGCATCGACATCGTCACATACTCGATCGAATCGTCATTCTCAAAGTCAATGTAGTTTTTCAAATCATAATACGCTTTACTCCTAAATGTCCCATTCAAAGGTATGCAAGCATCCGGTTGTGTCGATAGATGCAAACTGATTGTATCACGTATCAGAAAATCACTCGCTTGTATTGTCTCCATTTGAAATAACCGGAGATTCCTTTTCCGGTTCTTCTGTCGGTTCCGGTTGCTCGAGCATAGGCACTTCAATCACATTACCGTGTGCATCATATACAACATCCGTAACTGGAGCGACTGCATTCAATTCCAACCTCTCATTAATCAATTTCATATTCTCCTCATTTACCGCCCTCAATTCATCTAAAACAGACTCATCCTCTAACCCATTCATTACCCGTAACGCCATCTTCAGGTTGACATCATCCTCCAATCCAGAGAAAAGTGCATTGATTATCTTCTCGGCATTCTGTTGCTTTATCGTTAAGAATTTGGACGCCATTATATACTACTAAAAGATTATTTTATTCGTCATATAACTCGAACAGCAACAGAACTTGGTAGTCGTATATGTTCCCTGTAAATGTTGCACTATCCAGTGCAAACCGGTTAAACGTCAATGTAAACGGTTGATTCCCAGATGGAGGTACTATATCCACACCGTGACTGTCTGTCGTGTCGATATCAATAACGTGCAATTTGGTATTACTCGGAGAGGTAGGGCAGTCTGTCGGATTCACTAACGCTAAAACAGTACCATAACTCCCAAAACCGCTTGTCACTGACGCTAAATTAGTAGTCAAATACCCTAAATATGTACTCCAGTCAGTCGGGTTTCCAATCCAAGTATCCGTCTGCAATTTGATTCTTACTCTACACTTTTTGTATTTCTTATTCTCAAAACGGAACACATCATCCCAGTTGATATTCCAAGTCACATTGTTCAGATTGCTCTTGTTCGTCGGCACACCTTGATTGCCCACTGGCGAACTCGCTAAAGTTGAGAGGTATAATGAATACACTGGCATTTATTATACAATCAGAAAATTAATTAATATTCCATCACCATCGATGGTTCTATCCCTACCATTCCCTTACCTAACTTTGATTTCGGTACTCGGATAGTCTTACCTACCTTAACTTTCGGTTTAGATTCCGCCGCTCTTTTTGCACGCCTCAACCTCTCCATATTAATTTCCTTAAACAACTTCTTTTCTTTACCACCCGTGTACGACGCTTTACACTCCGGTTTACTGATTGCACACATATACGAAACACCATTCGCCTTACTCCAACGCCTCACGTGCTCTACCCAAGCGTTTACCATTCTATATCATTACGCCAGAAAAAAATAGAATTATATTACTGTACATTACGAATTGCACTTACCAGATGCG